GGAAAAACTAGGTACCTGGCACAGCAAAAACAGACACACAGTCTCAGCTATACGTTTGGGCAGGACTGCGACACAGTGGTTGACCATATGGAGAGGAACTCCTATGACTTTAATGCACTATTTGGCACTAAACACAATCAAAATAGTGGACACCCGCCTGCCCTCAAACTCTATCTACAAAAGAAAATCACCCTTGAATCGCTTCTCATCTATGACATGGTTCTAGGGTTCATGAAGCAGTGGGACATAGACTTAACTGATCCCTTATGGCAGGGAATATCATTCAAGATCAAAAAGTATAAGCCCTTCCTTTCCATCCCTGTATATAAGTACCGGAAGGTGCTACAATCTAAACACGTCCCTGGTTGAAGACGCAAAACTCGCACCAATTGTACACATCGAATCCTACGAATCCAATGTCGTTTTCAAGTCTCAAACAGGACAAGTCGTCCATCTTCAACAAGCTCCAAAAGGAACTCGAGAAGACCACTCAAGTTGGCACCGTGGACGAGCGGTTCTGGAAACTGACAACCGACAAGGCAGGTAACGGGTTTGCCGTTATCAGGTTCCTTCCTGCATCTGACAGTGAGGACATGCCTTTCGTTAAAATGTACTCTCACGCCTTCCAAGGACCCGGTGGTTGGTACATCGAGAACTCCCTGACCACTATTGGTCAACAGGATCCACTCGGTAACTACAACCGCGAACTCTGGAACTCAGGCGACGAAACTCTGAAGGAGCAGGTTCGTAAGCAGAAGCGTAAGCTCTCTTACTACTCCAACATCTATGTGGTGAAGGACCCTGGCAACCCAGAGAACGAGGGTAAAGTATTCCTCTTCCGTTATGGTAAGAAGATCCATGACAAGATCATGGACGCAGTGAACGGCGACGAACTGGAAGGCCGTGAGGGTATCAACCCCTTCGACTTCTGGGCTGGTGCAGACTTCAAACTCCGCGCTAAGAAAGTCGCAGGCTACCCCAACTATGACTCCTCCGAGTTCAAAGAAGCGGGTACCCTAGAGGAACTGGACGACGCCCAGCTGGAATCCATCTGGAACCGTCAACACAAACTCCAAGAGCTTGTCGCCGCTGATAAGTTCAAGACCCAAGAGCAACTCCAGGAGCGTCTGAACCTGGTGCTGAACCTCAGAGGAGGACAGCAAGTGCAGGCTATGACCTCACCAGAATCAAAGCAACAGCGAGCAGCTGCAGACCCAGTTGCTGCAATGAACTTGAAGCCTCAGAAAACTGAGGTCCGAGAAGCTGTCGCGGCAGATGATGCTGGAGAAGCAGACAACGATGCTGATGATGTCCTCAACTACTTCAAGAAGTTAGCTGACGACTGATTAAGATCCAACCGAACCTAGGTCCACGAAACTCTTTTGTGGGTCTAGGTTTCTTGCGTAGTTCTGTACCTCTCGCTGGTAGTCATAAACATATTTCTGTTGAAGGACATATATCTTACCCTTCATAGCGTTCGTTTCTTCCTCAAATACCCTGTTGGTTATACCATAAGCAGGATAAACAGTCTTATAAATGTCATCCACCGCACCTGCACCTGTGGGGTCTGGTTTGTAAGTAAAAGAATAATCCTCAGTAACAATTAAACCAGCTGGCAACATAACATTACCATTGTCATCTTTTACTTCGGTTGTCTCATAATGATGTATCTTACCTCCCTGTTCATATGAGCCATACTTAGAAAGAATAAACTTCTCTAACTCTATCTGAGACAAAGGCCACTGGTTGTAGTAGTCTACGATCTCGTTTATCTGTAGAATAATCCAGTAGAACTGCTCAGTCCCATAAAAGTTATAAGAAATCTGGTCAGGTCTCTCACCGTTAAGAACATTATAACTCTCATAAAGAGTCTCCTCTTTGAAGATGTCGTCTCTTGGTTTTAAGAGGTGGAAGTAATCCTTGATGGTTATGTAGTTTGGGATGCCTGCCTGGTTAGCTGACACTGCATAATGGAGGTTAGGAAAAGCTTCAAAATAATGTGGTGTTGCCATTAGAATCCTTGATTAGACTGTGACTTTTCTTGATCATCTCTAGTGATAACATCAACTTCCATAAACTGAAGGGACAAAGTAGTCACCACTGGCATGCCATCCTCAAAGGACATGTGCATGTTCTGTGTTGGGTTTGCCTGCACAGTTACATTGGTTAGTGCTGCCACCTTAAACTCATTCATATTCTTATTAAGAGAACCACCAGTCATATACTTTACTGTCCACACATGAGGTATCTCCCACATGGAGTTGGACTCCTTTGGTGAACTGAACTTCTTAAACTCTCTAATAATACTATTAACTGTATTAGATTCTTGTGGACTCTTTGGTATAAAGTTAAAGCTAAACGCAAAGTTTCTTAGTCCAGTACCAGCATAAAGCAATTCTATATTAGGGTTATAAATCTCCCCTCGGTTCATTGCTAGCAGTCCACTAGCACTAGTGCCCGCGAAACCACCCAAGGCTTGCAGTCCCATCTGCCTCAGTCCCTGGCCAAACATCGTCTCACCACCCTTCTGAGCCGTTATCTTTTCAATCATTGCTGTGAAATCTCCGACACCTTTCTTTATAGTAGCGCCAGGGGTCATCAAATCTCCATCCTTAACTGTATCAATCAAAGAACTCGCAGCGTCTGCCTTGGCAGCACCAAGGGGACCACTAAAGGGTGTCTCAGTCCACTGCTGTTGATTACCAACTGGTGGGGTGCTGTTAGGCATGTAAAGAACGATGGAACTACCCATGGAGGGTGGTGCACCACCGTTTGACTGTGGTCCCATACCTTTAGACTGTCCTGAAACACTCCTGTTAGTACGATACTTACCATGACTGAAGGTGATATAATCTGAATCACTTTGGGACAGCTGGCTAGGATACTTAAGCATGCCACCTCCCATAGTGCCGCTGCCACCTTGTCCACCGACTGCTCCTCTACCAATTAATGCTGCGCCTTCTCCTGGTCCCGGTGCTTGACTCATGTTCTTTTAAACTTTGCTAATGGAATTTGTTGTACTGTCTCGACCTCATTATCAAGTATTTCATATATGTTACTTATCACCTCACCCCAGGTGTAGTTCCTAGGTTCTTCCCAGTGATAATTAAACCCTCGAAAGCCCCATGGGTGGACATCATAACACTGAATGAAAGGATACTGATCATAAGTTATGTTTGGTGTCTTTGCTTTGTATACAAACACATAAAACTTCTGCTCCTCTGGTACGATACTCGAAGGAGAAAGATAAGAAAGCAACAAATTCATATTGTATGTTGAGTTCCCTTTGAAGTTAATCCCGTCTAGCCTGCTCATAGGTTAGTAAGAGTTCCAAGCACACCAAGAGCGGTGTCAACGACTCCACCTGCTGAACCCAATCCCCCTACTCCCTGGCTAATTGCACCAAAGAGAGGAGTGCTTACATTATAAGTCTCATAAGTGAAGTCAACACTGAACTCAGTCTGTGAGTCATAACTATCAGACGCAAGAGCAACCTCACCAATGCTAATAGGATAAGCATTGATAAAGTCTACACTAAGAGTTTGGATATAATCATTCGGCCCGGTGCCACCATTGGGTGGCTGCTCTAACTTCACCAGCTGAATGTCCTTAACAAAGCTATCATAGTATCTCATTCTCTGACTACGCCCAGTTAAACTACCCCCTGATGGCGGGTTAGCATTGGCTGCTACCTGATCAAACCAACTTCTAACAGATTTATATGCTACAAAATCACTACGCTCAATGATGGTAAGAGACAGAGGCTTAGAATAAACCACAGCGACTGGCTGCTCCCTAGTGACACCCATATGCTCTTGCCCTGCTGCCATTGCTGTTGCAGCATTAACTGCGGGAATGGCTGTTGCCTTACAATACATTCTAATATAATCACGGGCACCAAAACCCATAAGGCTAGGCATCCTGACTTCGTAAAGGGTAGGTCTAGAAACACCCTTACTCATCAACGCCATGGCGTTTTGATATGACATCCCATAAATACTTACTATGAATTTATTTAGAGGAGATGTCTAAGACTTATACCGGTCGCTACAAGCCAAAGAACCCTAAGAAGTATAAAGGAGACCCAAGTAATATCGTCCACAGGTCTTCATGGGAGAGAGCTTATATGAAACGGCTCGACCTAAGCAAGCAAGTAATCTCGTGGCAGAGCGAAGAGAAGTGCGTGTGGTACTGGAACCCCGTAAAGAAGATGAAGTGTAGGTACTTTCCCGACTTCATAGTGGAAAGAGTAGCACCCAACGGAGAAGTCATTAAAGAAATGATAGAG